AAGCGGGGCATGGGGCACCCTTTTAGTTGAAAAGTATGATACTTACGGGTGCCATAGTGTACTACTTTAGCACTACTCATCTACATCCAGCCATACGTGTGGTGTGAAAGGGGATTCCATGTGTGCTTAGATCACGTTGAGAACGACGCACCCGAAGGCTACTCTGATTGTACTCTGATAGTACTACTGTAGTGTTACGGAGTGCTTGATCTAACCCCCCAAGTTACCCCCCTACACCACACAGTAGACACACGCCCGTAGTACACACATGCCCAGCATCTCAGTGGCACACTATGGTGTTCTCCATATCCTCTAATTTGGCAACTATGCCTTAACTATACTATACTAACGAGGTTCTTAACATGTCTAATAACGTTTATACAGTCACACTATACGTAGATCATTGCTACCACTTACTTGGTACCTTCACTACTCTTGAACGAGCTGAACAGGTTTGTGAAGAAACCCATGCTCTTATCAAGTGCCATGACTACTCAAGTATCCAGATAGATATTCTACCATTAGATGAAACTGTCTATTATACTGATGACATGTTCCCAACCTCATAACGGAGACTATAATCATGTCAAAACCTAAACTAACCCTTGAACAGATCAATGCCCTTAAAGCCAAGCTACTTCAACGCTTCATCGCCGACAAGAAGAACAAACAAGTCGGCTTCGGTTATGCTGACGATAAAAGCATCAATCAGGCTTACCTACGATCTGTAGATGACTCTGATGTAGACGAGTTTGAACCTATTGCTGGTCAACACTTCACTTGGTTAAACAAACCCTTCTTCATTGCTGTTAGACGCAGTGGTACTACCTATACTAAACGCTATCCCAATGGTCACACCGAACAAATGGAACGCAACTCGCATAACATCTCATTTGTTCTGGCAACAGACACTGAAGCAGACGATTGTTTCGCTGATGCCTCTATGACTGTATAACACCCAGTTAGGTGATGAACAGGTCTTTGTGGACGCAAGATACACACTGATTGGATTCAGCCGCTCACTATGGGCTAACACCCATACAACCCAACGCTATTCATGCGATAGCATAAGCTCGGGTCCCTCACGGGACCTGAACTTTAACTGAACTTTAAAATAACTGCGAAAGGGGACACATATGTTCGCTAAGATCATTATAAATATACTTATGTTCACACCAATTGTCGGACTTATAGTAGCAGCTCAACAAAGTATACGATACATTAATCAAACAGCTGGTTCAAGGTATAATTTCTTTTATGATGCCCATGAAGATGTACAATTAGTAACTGCTATTATACAAGGATTATCTATTTGTTGGTTAATAACACTTTTATTTACTCCCTAAGTATGGAGAGAAACTACTCACAAACACATGAATAACAACGGACAGTAGCCCTCTTCGGAGGGCTTAGTCTGTAACAACACTAAATAACTGCATAATAACTGCAAAGGAGGCAGACTAATGAAACCAACAACAAATATAACTCTTGCTGGATCAAACCGAGAATTACCATTGTTTAAAAAACATACACACTATAAACATATAAAAACTAACATGGTTGTCTGTTGTACAATCACTCATAATAATGCCTTAGAAGACAGTGTAATTATACATGATCCTCTATCATCTCTTGGTTATCTTGATGTACAATCTTTTTATTGTTGTGATGATTGGTTTGAATATCATGGTACAATAACTATTAACGTATAACTATAAAGGAGGTATAACATGCCAACGATAACATTTGTAACACAAGTGATACTGACTGCTATTCTTACTAATATAATATCTTTTATAGGTATTAAACATGAAACCAATAATAACCATATTACTACTAGTAGTGAGATTATTCTTGAGGCTATACTTCTATTGTCATGTATGGTAATTATAGTTTGTCTTTATACTTACATTTGGATCATACCAACACACTTAACTGACTAACAAGGAGGTCTTATGACCATTCAAGATGCAATCAGATTAATAGACAAGACTAAATCAGTCTTAACAATACAAGACAACGAGATACGTATCATACTACATAACGGTACAAGTAGAACATTCACTGACTTTGATACTGCTATAAACTTCATAACCATTTCCCATAGACCTCAATTAGCAGTGGATACTAAACTACTCGTTTGGGATGATGGTGAAGGTTATGATAAAACAAAGCGTTACTTCAGTCATTGGGATCATGACGGTAAACCCGTGGTATTCAAATATGGTGGAACATCATGGAATACTCCATTAGATTATACCTGTGCCTATGACAACTGGGAATACGTAGACTAATTAAACACCTAACAAGGAGGCATAACATGCCAAGAATAACTAAATGGTTAGACCCCAAAGCAACCATACTCAATGGACCAGATGCACAAACGCATAGAGAGATGGGCAAACGTCCACCTAAAAGACATTCAACCCCTCTAACTGTAACCCAATGGTTTAGGTCTGAGAAACGTAGACTTAAACTCAAAGGAATAGAGACTACGGTACAACCAGAAGGGAAGTATCTAGCCTTATTCACCATATAACTGATCAGTAAAGCTATCCTTCTTATAGTGGGATGGAGTTTTCAATAATGCTCCATAATTCAACACTACTCATGTGATAGTTGCTATTAATAATAAGAGTAACGCCACGAACAATACCTTTTACCAATTAATAGCTTAAAGTGCAGATGCTCCCTTCGGGGAGCTCTGCTTTAACTTCATAATTAAATAACTCATCAGATTCACAGATAAAATATTTCCACATTAAACACTTAAAATAAAGGTCATAACATGACAAACTTAAAACTAAGACAAAAAACACTTATCAATAGTATGATAGTATTAGTACAAGGGTATTATCGCTATGTTAACCATGCTGAAAAGATAGCCACCATTGGGTATGTCAATAGACATATGCTTATAGCGAATAAGAGTAATATCAGATTCAATGCATCTTCTATTCCTACAATGGAATCAAACTATCGTGAGAACTTCTCTAACCCGAACCCACCAAAACCAGTTACAAGCTCACCACAATATGTCTACAAAGAAATGCAAAGACTAATGGGACTTAAGGTAGGCGATAGAGTTAAAGTACTACGTAAGGCTCGTTATAATGAGAATGGTTGGAGTGTAGGTTGGGATCCTACTCAAATGGATAAAACTATTGGAAGGATATTTACAATCAAAGAAGAGTTAAGTGGTTGCGGTGGTTACAAACTAGATAACCTTTGGAACTACCCCTGTTTTGTACTTGAGAAACAAACTGAAACACCAGATCAATATTATGACAGAAAGCTTAAAGAACTAAATGTAAGTATTGGTGACTACGTTAAAGTAACTCAAAAAGCAGATGGTTATACTAAAGGATGGAGCTACCCTTGGATTGGTAATATGGATAGATATATTGACACTGTATGTCAAATACTTGAACTCACTGGCTGGAAAGGTAGATGTGGTATCCGAATAGGAAATAAAAATACCAAAAAAGACGCATGGTTTCCACCATTCGTACTTGAAAAGGTAGCTGCACCAATGTCACCTGAAAAGGTAGCTGAATTAGTAGTAGCTAAAATGTCTTATGTTGAATTGATAGATATTGCACATAAATCTGATTTAATCAAAACTCTACCAATAACAACATTAAAGGAATGTGCTGTTAAACATACACTAAACGACTATGAAACTAATAAAACTCAATTACTATATGATAGAGAAGAAGTTTCATAACAATAACAACTAAGCTGGGGGTACTCTTCTTGAAACTCCTTAAATACCGTATCTCTCAAATAACCTCATAGATACTCTCAGCTTTAACACTTAATAAGAAAGAAAACAATATGAACTTTGGTAATGATAATAAAAACCCACAACATACCAGTATGTTTATACAGGGAGACCGCTATTGTATTTATGATCTGGTTGATGTGTAATATATTGGAGGTACATCTAGTATTATGAATGATGACCACAAAGAACCCACATGGCATGAACGTATCAGTGATTCTATTAATGGATGGTTTTCTTTAAAGTTATATCCGTTCTCACGTTGGATTAACAAGATAAACTGGAACTTTGATCACCGTAAAAAGAGACATCGTTGTACACACTGTAAGACTATACTACTTGATGAAAATGGTTGGTACATTACCCACCGTTTCATAACACTATGTAGAGACTGTATAGCTAATCCTTGGATAGCTAAGGATAGTGATAGTCTATAATTTAAAGGGGGTCTTTTTGTTTTACTTCGTAGGTACATGACATCTAAATATATCGAAAGGTATAGACATTTGCATACTACCACTAACTAAACATCACACCCCCTTTAACCATTTCAAAAGGAAGAGAGAAAGGAATGACGGCAAATAAAAGTAACTCGGCTACTATAGGACATATCCATAACTTCATGTCATTAATGCATAGTGCATTCGACTACGAGAAAAAGGTCAGCACAGCTACGACTGAAGAAGAGATACCTAAACTACCGCAACAACTAAAGTACTTTCACAAAATAATGGAGAGCAAAGTTAACTTGTCTATTATGAGAGTATACGAGTTTGGTAAACTAATACGGACACAAGAAATTAATGTCCTAATCGCCAACCAAACCACATGGAATCGAATTAAGAACGGGTTTAGTATCGTTTTTAAAAGGGAAGTAAGCATATAAGTAAAGAATACAAGTAAGGTTAATCTTATTTTTTAATTAATAAAAGGAGTACTATAAATGTACTATTTCCAAGACGCTAACTCAGGTAAAGTCTACGCACAGACTACGAAAACAATCCTAATGCATGACCAGAAAACTGGTTGTAACAACAGGGTCAATATAAATAACCTGAGAGAAGTTAATCAAGCAACACACGCACGGTATGTAGATCAATTACAGATCAATGGCTGGAATGTCGTAATCGACAAAGCCTATGGTAAGATTCACATTGGTAGCCACACATTCAGTATTTCTACATTTGAAGCCATCAAAACATTGATGCAACTAAATGTACCAACGACTGGTATTGTAGGACGTAAAGTGATCCTTGATGATGAAATCACGACTTCACCAGCAATGTTCAATAAGGTTCTTACTGCGTATAACAACGCATATTAATGAACTACATCCCTGATAAAAAAGTACTACTATCTGACATAGTAACGTCTGTAAAGCCGTTAAGAGAAGGTAGTAATCCAAAAATGTTCTTAAAGGTTCTATCCGAGTGTAAAAACGCAAACACTAATAGACCTTCTAACAAACCATTAAAAAGGAATTAATTATGGTTTTCGTAACAAGTTACACAAATGGCGGTCGAACCGTCGAATCAAATCTCACCACTGTTTCTGCTATATTGGCTGACCTTAACCTAACCGCAAGAGGTGTATCCTATAGGGTATATGCATCTAACGGTGAGGAACGTAAGGGTCTCAGATCAACCACAGGGTTGAATGAAAACGATGAGGTGGATATCCAAAGAAGTTCTACGAAGAACGGATAGATAAATCAATAATAAGGAGCCTAGTTAACGCTAGGTTCCTTTACAACTAACAAAGGGGTATATATGTTCGTAAATGAATATAAACCAACAGCAAAAATAAGAAAACAGAATCTGATAGAGCTATTATTCTACTTTGGATTTTATATTCAAGAAGGATTTAATGTAGTCTATTCCGTAAAAGCATGGCAAAAGAAACAAGCATTAGTAGTATCCAAAACTAGAATGAACCCAGCTTCTTTACTAAAATATGCTGCATTAAAGAAAGCAAAGAAACCAGAGAATATTGACTTCCAACTAACCCGACTAATGAACATTGAACATCATATACAAATGGAGGCTACAAGTCCACGTATATTCTGTAAGTTCGCTCCTTATAAAATAGGTAGATACCAAGCTATCATGGCAGGTGGATACATCGGTATAGGTAGACAACAACTAAATCTGTTTTATGGTAGACAATTAGTAGACAAAAGGTTATATCTGAAAGACTATGATCATCCTCATTCAAGTAGTGGTAATGATCTATGTATGGGTAATAACTATGGTAACTTTCAGTTAAATCTAAAACAATACCAATTATTATCAGCCATAAGATACATGTTTGGATGGATAACAACATACAACCCTAAAGACCCATACAGAAGTCTTTCTGAAAGTAACATTGGTGATGACAATTACAGAATAAGCTCTACAAAATGGGCTGGTAAAGAAATAACCACACCAACAGACATGTCATCATCAGATGGTCTAACTGGAATACCCCCATTCATAATGGATACCTTCAAAGTACTAACTGTGAACATGTTAAGTAAACTAAAAGATGACAAAACACAAAAAGTAACCATAGAAAATGCTACCTATAAGGTACCAAACAAACGTCAATTAGTATGGAACTCAACGTTTAGCTTTAATAATCAAACAATAAAAACTGCAATGGTTGATGGAGTATTCTCAGAAGAAGTATTCTTTTCAAGTAGTAGTATCAAAGAACAAATAGTTAGCACAATAGAAGCAAAAGTAAGACATAGCTACACACAGTTTCGTCCACACCATACCTTTAAAGGATATATGACCCATATTTATTATGGTGAATATGACTATGATTACTGGCATTTTAATCTTGTAACTCAGAATGTACTAAAAAGATTAAAAGAACTAGACGATGACACCATAAAGATAATAGGTATCATCAACCAAGAAATAACAGATATCGTGTTGTACAAGCATGTAACAACATGGAACCTAATAGTAGCAATATTAATAAAACTATACTCACTTGAGATGATAAACTTACAAACCTCACTTACGTATAAAACTAATAAAAAAGTAACGCAAAAACAAGTAAAGGACTTTTATGAAAAGTGGAACGAATTCTTTCAACAAATACTCAAAATCGACATCGGATTCCGTGATAAAGGGGGGATGCATGCCGAAATTGATTATTACGAAAATTATGAACGACAAGATTCAGTACCTGTTTACGAAAGCAGGGAATTTGGAGTGGTCTGGAATCGCTTTCTTCCAGAAGAATACAGCAGTGAAGCAAGATTCCCAACAGTTAAAACAACTACCTGCAAAGAATCCACAGAAGAATATAGAGCCGATTTCAAAAAAGGTAGAGAATGGATCAAAGGACTCAGAGAAGAAAAAGGATTCACTTGGGACTTCGTCAAAGAAGAACTCGACAGACTCTTTCAATGGCACGTCAAAAACAAAACAAGACTCTACAAGTACGGGACCATCTTCACCCAATGGAGAAGTGATCATCCAGAACCTAAACCAAAACCTAAGCGGTCAGTCAAAAGAAAATACAAAGTCGTCCTCGAACCCCAAACCATCAGAGGACTCACAACAGAAAGGACAACCCCAGCAAACACAATCTTCGGGACCCCACTCCAAAACATCAGCATTGACGACCTCCAAGGAGACCAAGCAGTCGCCGAAGGACAACCAGAAGGGGTTCCGCAACAAGTTCAAGGAAATCCAGAAGAAACGCAAGAAAACGTTGCTCCCAGTAGTGGTAGCGAAAGCCTCAGGGACCTCTGGCAAAACTACGTACAAACAATCGCACCAGACACAGAATCTTAGAGAAAATCCTAACGATACATTTGTATTAGTAGACTTCATACCATTAGATTGGGGGAGTTCAGGTGCATCAGAGTTTGATGGTGACACAGCTATTACAGCCCTACGTAAGATCAGAAAAGAGAGACCTCATCTCAAGGATTGTACGCAAGGCTTAATACATTCACATCATACAATGGGTGCATTCTTCTCTAATACAGATGAAACTGAGTTACTCGATAGAGCACATACTGATGGACTAACAATGTCATTAGTAGTCGCTTCTTCGGCTACTCCATTTGCATTCGCAATATCATACAAAGATCAATTTGGTATCAAGCACTTAATAGAAACTAAAAAGATAACAGTGCAATACCCCATTGAGAAGATACTCACAGGTTGGCAGAAAGAATGGAAAGAATGTAAGAAAACCAAGAAGACTTGGAAATCTTACACTCCAAACTATCAGAACAACTACAAAAATAAAGGCAAATGGATTCCACCTCACAGAGATAAAGATGGAGTATGGGTGAATGGAGGATACGAAAATGACCAAAAGAAAAAAGACAAACAAGTCGTATTTGGCTTTCACCCAGACAACGACAGATTCACAAATGACCTCAGAAACGACGATCCAGATGATTGGGACATGTATAATGGAAAATTCGCATCGGATGGCAGCTTCAATAGCGATTCTATTGTTAGTTGGGATGAGGGATTTCAAAGTAATTATATTATCCCTTTTTATGACGATTATATTGCAGATGTTTTTACCGACAAAGAGTTCTTCATAATGAAGAAACATGTAGGTTTTAATACTACACTGGAAGAATATAATGCATTAATCGTGAAACTGGATAAGGGGTTACTCAAATGAGCAACAGGTTCTTAAGAAACAAAGACCTCATTACTCAAGATAAACTAGATGAAATAACTATAATCGGAGCAGGTGGTATAGGTTCAGCCCTATGCCACCAAAGCTCTATCATGGGATTCCCTAAGTTTATCATATGGGATGATGACAAAATAGAAGAGCACAACAGATCAAGTACAATGTATAAGGCTTCATCTGTTGGTACAACAAAAGTAGACGAAGCAGAAACAGTTATCAAAATGTATTCTCCTGATGCGGAAGTAGTCAAGGAGAACAGGAAATGGCAACCAGAACACCCATTAGGGAATAAAGTTTTCATTTGCACTGATAACATGGAAATACGTAAATTTATCTATGAATCATGGATCGGAAAGCCTGAACTTGAAAGGGCTAACGGGTTCCTGATTGATATGCGAATGAGTGCTCTCACAATGGAAATACTTGCAGTAACGAATGATCATGATAACTTTATGGCACACTGGCAACCATCTGACCAAATAGATGATGACCCTTGTACTATGAAGTATACTATATTCAATACTGGGATAGTAGCTGGAATGGGACTCACATTAGCATACCAGATAATAGAGGGGTTAATTTACTATGGATACACATGGATAAATCTGGCTCCTTTCGATACTAATTACTTAGAAAGGATCAATATTGTTAGTAAGGAAAATCGAAAATAACTGGGAACAGGGCTTCCCCGGTGGTATGACAGTTTATATCATTGGACAGCCCAAGACCAGAAAGACAAGTCAAGCAAGCAAGTGGAGCAACAAAGGGACTGAAGGAGTCATCTTATTGGACACAGAGGGTGGAGCAGAATTTGCAGAAGGGGCTAACGTCGTTTCTGTTACTTCTTTGAACCCTCCAATGAGACCTTTGATGTTAGGAGGCAAACAAAAGATAAATGATGATATGTCGAAAGCTTTTGAGGTTATACCACCACTGGAACGAGGGTATTACCACCCTACAGGACCAGATAAGGGTAAACCAATGGAGACCTATTCTCTGATAGAAGCCTATAAATGGTTGAATAAAGAATGGGATTCACTACCATACGATACAATTGTTATTGATACAATTGATATTGTTAATGGATGGATAGAAGACATAGTACTGAAAGAGCTAGAAATAGACACAATGGGACAAGGAGGCTGGGGAGCCGACTGGGGTTTAGCAAGAAGGAAAAACCTTGACACTATTGGACGATTCCAAAAGTTAGTCAAGAAGAAGAGTGCTACTCTCGTCATTATATCCCACAGCAAAACATCGAGTGTCGTTGATGCTAAGGTGCAATTAACACCTGACCTTCCACGAGGACTTGGATATGCATTGGCAGGAAAAGCTGAGTTAATCGGTTTAGCTTTCTTTGAGAAAGCAGGGATTGACCCAATGATGTCATTCAAAGCATATGATGAAAGAGTTGTTGGTAGTAGACTAAGGCCATTGGCACAAAAGACACTACCTTTCGATTATGAAGCGATACAGAAAGAACTGTTAAATTACAAGGAACAACAATGAGTGAAATCTTTAGACCGACAAAGGCTGGGGGTGGAAACTACCTTGGCATTCAAAAGATAGGGATTGTAGACATAAAAGACAGAAACGAAGAGATGGACTGGGCAGATATCTTCTTAGAGATAACTGTAAACAGTGAACACAGTAAATACAATGATAAGATAGTTATATCAGGAGAACTTAATAAAGATGCAGATGGAAACCTTGCACCTAGTCCTGTATTAGCTAGATTATATGGGTTTATAGACGGTGCTGGATTAGCATTTGGATTGGATGTAAAAGGTAACTGGGTAGACAGTAATGGAGAAGCCATACCTAACATTCAAAACTATCTTTACACTGCATTATGCAATGTAGATGATGATGGTAAACCAGAAAAACACCCATACGTTGCTTATTTCTATAAGAAATGGAGCAAGGGACGTAAAAGAGCATTTACTGAGGTGCACACACATATCTTTGCAGATACAGCTGAGGGTCATGCTAAGTTAGCAGACAGAATTAAGTACCTAAAGTCACAGGGATATCTGATAGAACATGTACCAACCGTCAAAGACGCACCAAGTCAAACACAAAGTGATCCTGATTCATTTTGATGTACCTAGAAGTTGCAGAAGGGACTCCTTTTAACCGAGGGGTCCCTCTCACTAAACCAGAGATGATCGAAAAGTTGAATCCATTAGTACCTTTATATAGAAGTACCTATCTATATGATGAAGAAGGTAGGGATTGGATGTTAAAGAATAAATCTGTTAAAGGTTACTTTGGCATGAGATACATAGATCATATAATACTAGATATAGACAAAGAGAAGAATACTGATATACTCACATTGAATAAAGCTCGTGCCATAGTTATGGAACTACTGGATAGTGACGTAGACAAGAATGATATTGGAGTATATTTTAGTGGTACTGGTTATCACATACAATTAAGCAACAAGCTCTTTGGCTTCAAAGGATCAAAGGATTTACCATTTCAAGTAAAGAATAGTATTAAGAAGGCATTCCCAAGTGCTGATATTAGTATACTTATGCGAAGTGGCATCTACAGGGTACAATACACAATCAACCAGAAAACAGGACTTCATAAGATACCTTTAGAGATGTCTACATTTCTTTATGGGCAAGTTAAAGATATATTTGAATCTGCTAAAACAATAACAGAGAAGAATAATTGGGCTTTTGCTTTAGATGGCAATGGAGAACTTAAACATCTGGTAGACTTTGAAGTACCACAAATAAGAGAGATATCTAAGAAAGTTGTAGAACCATATAAAATAGTACCATGCATACAAGCTATGTTAAATCGTGGACCCAAAGAAGGGACAAGGCACAATGTATTACTACGTGTTGCGAGTCATTTCAGGAGACATGGTATCCCATCAGATTATTGTAAAGTTGCTCTATTACACTGGAATAACAACAACTTAGAAGAAGAAGAAATACTAAAACAAGTAGAAAGTGTGTACAATGGTGGCTATCAATACAGTTGTATAGATAAGCTTATGACTGCACATTGTCAGACAAGTTGCATGTATTTTAAAAGGAAAGATTATACTATAGACGTAATGAACTCAGATGAACTACAGAAAGCATTAGTCGCCAGATTTACAGGTAACTTTGATGGTAGAACTATAGACCTGAGTAAGCTGTATGGTCTGACTGGTAAAGATGTAGTAATATATCCGGGTGAGTTAGTAACTATATTTGGACCTACTGGTGCAAGTAAGACAACCGTAGCTCAGAACATAGCTCTAGGCTATAATGCAAGTACTGATACTATAGACCAAAATGCGACTATGTCTACGCTGTACCTATCCTTAGAGCTCTCAGGATGGTACATGCACAGGAGGAACCTACAGATAGTAAGTGGTACCTCTAAGGAACAGATACAGAATAACTACGAAGCAGTATTCGAAGAATACAAAGATAGAGTAAGTCATATTAATATACAGACTGTTGCTCCTTTAATACCACAAATACAAGACAAGATAAGAGAGTTGAATCCAAGTCTAGTTATAGTAGATTATATAGACCTTGTAGAGACTCCCAAAACAGCAAGAGGTGAATACGAACAGATAAAGTATATAAGTCATGAGCTATCAAAGATAGCAGTAGCAATGGACATTATCATTATACAATTAACACAGATATCCAGAAACTACAGTAGAGAGCAAGTAATAGACTTATATGCAGGTAAAGGTAGTGGTGCTATAGAAAACGCATCACGTAAGGTACTCGGACTTAATGGACGAGCCGATAGTATTCACAAGACAATGGAACTACTTAAAAACACCGATGGTGATTTATTTGAGACAAAGCTCCGATGGACTCCATCATTTAGAATGATAAAGGAGTAAGATGACAACAAAAGAACAAATAAACGAAATCATTGATTTAGAAAATGATCTATTGTTAGAACCAGATGATCCAGAGATTCAATCAGATTTAGATGTAGCTCGAAAGAGACTCGCTATAAAGGTTGATAACGTGGACAACTTTGTGATGACAATAAACGAAGAAATAGCCGTAATGACAGCACAGTTAGACGTGCACAAAAAAGAAGTTGAACGTATGAGAAACAGATTAAAATCTATAAACAAGACGAAATCATATTTTGATGAAGTCCTGTTACCAATGGCTATAAATACTATCGGAACAGATGGTATTCTACAAACGAAGACGGCACGATATAAGATTTATGAAACATTTGGTAAAACCCATGTAGACCCTGACGTATTAGAGGATATCTACTGGCGAACAAAGACAACCAAAGAACCAAATGTTAGCATGTTAAGAAAGATATGTATAAAGAATTACGCAGAAAAGAAGGACTTCCCTAAAGGAGTCAAGATGTATCGTTTACAAAAAGTGCGTAGATCATGATATTTAAATTTGAGAAACTAGACAATGGCGTAGTAATTACATTGTTTCAGTTATTTCAATTCAGTATAGCATGGCCTATAGAAGCAGACCCTCAATGTGCCTTATCAATAGGCTTTGTAGGTCTCAGATTAGAAGTACGTATAGATGGAAACGATTACAAATAATTAACCACAAGGGTTGGGTGTACTTTTTATGACATACACAGCTACGCTGTCCTTCATAATCTCCACTCAACCCTTAACTTACAAGGAGTACATTATGTTAAGTGTAACAGTAAACGAGATCATAAAAGAACCCGAAGACCACATAAAAAAAGGCCAAATAGTAAGGTCAAAGCATAGTAAAGATAAAACTATCATTCTTATTACGGATGTTCCTAGGGGAACACATTTTGAAGGGGTCGTGGTTTCTAATGGTCAATGGGGAATAGGATATTATAGTAAAACATGGTTAAAGAGCTATTTTTACCCATACAATGGCACAATAGTATTCGACTCTAATATCTGATGAAACCCAAGAAGCGACGTATCAGATTTAGTCAAACTAATATACTACGATTAAAGTGGATGTACTGCTATATCTGTGGTGAAGAAGTAAAGGTCGCAGGAGAGACATACAATGTTCGTTGTGGTACATGTACAGCAATGCTGACATATGATGACCATGAAATACTAAAAGAAAAGAACCTTAAACTAATAAAACAATACAACTTAAATAGGGGTAAAGATGGAACAGAAACTAATTGAAGCTTATGAAAGCTTATTAACAAATCTTACTACAATACAAGATTTTGTAATAGAAGAAACACCAATAGTACTACAACAAGTACTTGCTTGGGAATTCGCAGTAAACTTAATATGGTTTATCATTGGATTAGTATTACTTATTACTGTTATAGTAGTAATTGTGACACTAATGAAACAAGCAATCAAAGAAAATAACGATGAAGCTCCACTTATTATACTAATTTTAGGTATATTCGTTGGACTATTTCCATTAATTATAGTAATATCAGCAATTGATTGGTTAAAAATACTAATAGCACCAAAGATATTCTTAATAGAATACTTATCAAACTTAATAACAGGTTAGGAGACCTATGAGAACAATCGGAACGATATTAATGTTAATCAGCATGGTATTCTTTGGACTATTTGTTCAATTCGCACACGCATTTGTAAATTCACCAGTGACGTATGAACATGGATATGGTGCAGGTATGTTTTTCATACCAGTAGTAATTATATCTGTTGGACTTACTATATTTCTAAATGCCCCAAAAAACAAAACTAACTCTAGAGGTAATTGGTAATGACACGATACAAAGTGGGGGATAACGTAAGATTCAGTTATCTTAAGCAAGCCTCAAGAGTAGGAAAAATAGTACATAAATACGATAATATTAAACTTCAACACTGGCATATACAACAAGATAATACAGGTGACACATTCTGTTGTATAGAAGATGAAATGACTTTAACACCACAGTTTAAAGTTGGTGACAAAGTAAGGATAATAGCACGTAATCATAATCATAGGTTTGATATAGGGCTAGTAGTAGAAATAAAGAGAATTGGTGATGTAATAAAAAGAAGCTATTTCTGTGAAGGATTGTATAAAGATAACATTACCAATCATCCTAGGCTTATAACTTTCTATGTATACTATAATGACATCGAACACATAACAGAGGAAACTCAAATGACAAAATCAGACTTAAGAGATGGCATGATAATCAAGTATGCTAATGGAACAGTAAGAGAAGTCAAAGGTAACATACTTGTAGACGCTAAAGGGAAATATTGTATTAGTTTGGACAGGTTTAAAGAGAACCTTGACCCTCCTGCATTTCTAGGACCAGACTACATAATAGTTCAAGTACTAACACCTTGGAATAGACCTCAACCACCTCAAAAAACACAGAAAGAGTTAGTAGCTAAAATCAAAAGAATGACTAATATCAACGTAGTAACATGTGGTGATTGTGGAACAATATTGTTTCATGAAATGAAAAGAGATATAGGTGAATTAAAATGTCCTGATTGTGGCTTCAATGACGATATTTGTCACTTTCCTGATCTGTACTAATAAACTAGACAGAGTAGCTCAGTTTGGAGAGAGCGCCTGCCTTTAGGGTGGGAGGTCGTTGGTTCAAGTCCAACCTCTGTCTCAAGTGCTCATGCAAAGGCTAAATTGGATTGCCTGAAATAAGTAGTGAGGGTAAGCATGTAACCCTCACACGAGTTTAGAGTGGTGGCGGAAGATAGACGTGATGACCTCGGTGCTTTAAAAATAATCTTAAAGAGGTCGCCCAAAGTTTAAATGCACCTTGCAGGTATCGAATCCTGCCCACTCTATACACTAAAGGCTTGTAGTTCAATTGGAAGAGCATCACTCTGATAAGGTGAAAGTTGGTGGTTCAAGTCCATCCAAGCCTACATAATAATTAACTAACAAAAGGAGGGATAATGGGTTACATGAAAATAAATAACCTTTATAAAGATCAGACAATACTCTTATTCAAAGAGTGTTATGCAATGGAAAAGATACATGGTACATCTGCACATATTAAATGGGATGGCAACCAAGTAAAGATATTCAGTGGTGGAGAAGATCACTTAAGGTTTAGTAAGTTATTCGATTTAGTTAAACTTAAATCTGATTTCTCTAACAAATTTCCACACAAAAAAGAAGATGGTGTAACCACATTCGACACAGCTGTTATATATGGTGAAGCCTACGGAGGTAAGCAACAAAGGATGTCAGAGACCTATGGAAAAGAACTGAAGTTTGTAGCATTCGATGTGAAAATTAATAACATGTTCTTAATGACATCAGTTGCTGACCATTTCTGTAGAGACTTTGGTATAGAGTTTGTTGACTACGCACAAATACCATGCACTCTGGAAGCTATCAACGCTGAAAGAGACAAATCATCAGTACAGGCTGTTAGGAATGGCATAAAAGAGCCTAAAATGAGAGAAGGGGTTGTACTTAGACCTGTGATAGCTCTTGTTAGAAACAATGGTTCTCGTATCCAAGCTAAACATAAGAACGATGCTTTCATGGAGACTTCTACTAAACGAGAAGTGAATGAGAAAGATTTCGTCTTATTAACAGAAGCTAAAGCTATTGCTGACGAATGGGTTACACCAATGCGACTTACTCATGTACTTGATAAGTTCCCAGATTATGACATAACAGACACTGGTAACGTTATCAAAGCTATGATAGCAGACGTAGAGGCAGAAGCAGAAGGTGAAATAATGAAGTCTAAGGTAGCTAACAGAGCAATTGGAGCTAAGACAGCTTTGATGTACAAAGAGTTACTTAAATCTGTTTTAGTAGAAAAGAACGAGAAAGGAAGATAACATGTTTGGAAATAAGAAAGATATCGTTCTACAAGATACTCATGATAAACTTAAGGAACCAAAACAAACGACAATTATAAGTACAGAAGTAAAGTTTACAGACGCAAATGTATCAGCAACTGTTAAATTTAAGAATGGGAAACTTTACAGTATTTGGTGGAGAGAAGATAGTGCTATGTCAAGTAACATTATTCATCGTCCTAAAGCACTAAAAAAAATGCTTCAACGTATTGATGATTATATACAAGATAATATAATACCATAACAATGAAACGATCTATCTATAGGGAGAGGTTACTAGAAGTGATCTCTCCCATACATAAGCATTACACGTTAAGAACGTACACAAAAGTAACACGTAAATTGAACTCATTAAGATCATCATTACGTAAGCGAAGTAAAGACAATAACGTAGACTTTAACATAACACAAGCAGAGCTTATAGAAAAGTTTATAGAATGTTACGGACAACAGTGTAAATACTGTACAAACATATTAACGTATAAGATTATGGTTATGGATCATATCGTACCAATAACAAAGGGTGGTCCTTCTACACCAGAGAACTTACATTTCATATGTAAACGGTGTAATACAATTAAAGGACCATTAACTGAATCAGATTTTATGTTACTCATGATAACAGTGGGTAAATTCACAGAAGAGTTACACGTATATACCATGCGTAAACTAAGTAAAGGGGGAAGATACTAATGAGTGATATATTTGATCACGCACAAGACGCAATGGATTCATTGTATGATGGACAAGTAGACCAAGAAGGATTATCCTTTTCAGGATATCCATACAAAGATAAATGGAAACCAAGTCCTTTCGTTCAGATTAGAGGTAAAATAGTACATAGCACTAAAAAAGCATTTCTTATTAGAGATGTAAGGATTCAAACGTGGATACCTCGATCACAGACTAAGCATATTGGTAGTACAATTTGTATACCTAAATGGTTAAAGGATAACCTAATATGGGTAGGGATGTAATGGCTACCTGTTTAATATGTGGGTCAAGCATATCAGATGACCAAGCCTGTGTTATATGCACTGGGAAAGATACCTACTACGAAAACATAATGTACGAACAACAAATACAAGATGAACTTTTACAAGGAGACATAGAATGAAACCAAATGAAAAAAAACCTTTAGTGGTTTTTCGCATAATCGACAAAGAAACAGGTGAACCTACAGGAAGTTATAGTAGAGCATGTTGTGATGAATACGACTTCGAAAGTGTTTCTCATGCGAGACATGCAAACTGTCATGGTATATTCAAGGATAAAAAGAAATACAATATCGCTAAATATAGAGTTACATACACTCTAATTGATGATGATTGTGATCCTATAACACCTCTTGAGATGGACCCTAAGAATTGGGTAGAAGACTTTCCACATGAAAATGGTAACTACTTAAATAATTGTGTTGATTGTGGTTCTCAATTCTTAGGTCACAAACGAAGGGTTCAATGTAAAGTATGCTTTGATAAGATGGTTGAAGAAATGACCAAAGACATGTTTAATCCAATAAAAATAGCTAAAAGTTGGGGGTTCCCGAAATGAGTAAACCAATTAAAATCGAATTAACACCAGAAGACTATGTCGACATCTTATGGTTGATGAGTAAAGGAGTAAAATACTGTGCTCAAACTAAAGAAGAAGACACATCAAAAGCATCAGAAGTACTAACAAACTTCCTAGGAGTAGATGAACCATCATCTACTGATATAGCTCCTAGTGCATAGAATTACTAAGGTGGCGTGATCGAGCAACACGATAAAAGGTACAAACTGGTAAGACAGTTTTACACAAAAAATCTAACAGTAGTAATCCAACTGTCCTTAGTACATAAACATTGAAGTAGTGTTTTTTTTAGAGATTTAAACACTATTGACCATTGGGGGTATCACGGTTGGGCTGTTTAGGTAGGTTCGATTCCTGCTTCCTCCTTTGGTCATTACCTTCTTGTTAGGTTAGTAGCAATGCAGGTTCCCTTCGGGGAACTTGCGTTGTAAATACTAATTATTTAAGAGAATATAAAATAACTGCAATTTTCCATAATAGCCAATCCTAGGCTGTTTAACGATTCAGGCATACAAACATACCTCTAACAAAAGATATCGCCTCTACGGGGCTATTTTGCTCACCTTAGTGGGTAAAACGTGTACCATTTTAGGGGGTCAGTGCTTTCTTTTCTTCACGTTCTTTTCTTGCTTGAGATACCTCACGTTGTAGCTGTACTAATGGGAAACCAGTAGTCTTCTCAAGTAGCCTCATTGGGCTTTCTATCAGATTACCGGGACCTGCTAAATCTCTCACAATCCTCCCAAATGGAAGCATAGTGTATACTTGATACTTGGCTAGCTTACTCCAATCGTCATCTATAAGTGCCTTTATACTTCCCGGAAGTAGTCTTGCAACAGGAGGTGTTACCATCTGCAATGGGGCTAACCCTGTAGGCCATGAGCCAAAGAACGCTCTGTCACGTTCCTTCTCATCTCCGAATACCCAATCTGATGTATCCTGTAACCAATTCCAAGGAGCTGGTAATGTCTGTTCAAATAAAGAATAAGCAAACACATTAGCCAAAGCAAATACAAACATATCTATCTGAGCTGTCCTAATAAACCTTTTATGCTGTTCTGATCCCGGAAGAAGTCCATATCTACGTGCCTCTGCATTGATGTTATTACGAAAGGCTACTGAGTTCCATGACCACAACTGAAAACGTGTCATCACCTTACCCAGAGCACTCCTTGCAAACAACGGTCTAAATGGAGCTGAGTATAAAAACTGCGTAGCTTTCACACCCTTTTTAGCTATCTCAATAAGGAATGGATGATTAGGGTCTTTAATAGCACCACCAAAGTGTTTCCATGCCTGTACATAGTGAGCCATAAAAGCATCCTGTCTAAGATGTTTCTCAGGTACACTCATAAACTTAGCAGCTACATTAACGATATAATCAGATATTCCATACTTCTTCT